TTTAATTTTTAATTTTGATGAGTCCGCTCCAGAAACTGATTTAATCTTATATGCCCCAAACCTTGCGCTGTCAACAGGTGCTGCTTTCCTAGCACTTGTTGAAGTGTTATTAGATTTGTTTACAACATCTCTAATAGCATCTGCTTTGCCCTGTTCGTAAAAGTGATTCGCCATTTTATCTGCGTTTGCACCTGCATATAAGGCTTTGTGATACCCCTCCGTATCCTCGACCGTGCCATCTTCCCCAAGGAACTTCCCTATGAAATTACCGATGTCTGATTGTTTTTCTGCTACCTGCGAAGGATTTTGTATTCCATATCTAAATTTTTTATCACCTAGCGTAAAATCGAAACCTTCGAAATTTTCATTAAGTAATTCATTAGTGTTGGCTTTAAACTTTTCGTGGTTAGCTGCGTTTCTGTCCTGATCCTCTTTATAACGATTAAAAAAGTCCGCTGCTTTTTGTTGATCTTCCGGCAAAGATGGCGACTTCAACTTGATGTCATCATAATACTTTGCTTTTGTATCTTCTAAAAACGTGCGAGCTTTTGCAACCTCTTCTTTATATGCGAGTTTTTTTCTACGGATGTCTCGCTCCTCATCTAATTCTTCATCAAATGCAAAATTGTCTTCAATCATAAAGTCAATTTCTTCCGCACTTAAATGGGATTTAGTGTTTTTATAGTATTCTTTTACTAACACATCTCGATCTACATCGTCATAGTTAGTATTTAATCTTAAGTAGTCTTGCATCGTGCCACCAGTTTCCCTCATAAAATCGACTAGCTTTATGATGTTATCAGGTAAGTCTGGCTGCACAGGCTGCGCGATTACTTTTTCTTCTTTTTTACTTTCTTCGGTAACTTCTTTAATGACTGATTCGGATGTTCCTCCGACCATCGTTGGGCCATCTTCGGTAGATTCATCCACATCCACTTTCTCTGCGCTTGGCTTTTGAACGGCATCTTTTTCTTCTTTAGGAATTACTACTCTAGTTACATTGCTTGGAACATCTATAAGCGGCTCTTTGTTTTTAGCTGCTATTTGTTCTTCAGTTAATTTTGGTTTAGATTTGATCTTAAAAGATCCTTCTGTTTTTACTTGTTCACTCATGATATGATATTATATAATTATTAAATACTTATTTACGAAGGGTCAAACGAGGATAAATCAAATCCCCCCATTACATCGTTGCCTTGAGATTCAAAATTCTTAGGCATTCCCTGCGTTTGTCTTTGTTGTATTAATTCGCTTTGCTGAGTCCCTTCTTTTTCTATTCTTTTATCTTTACGATCTTCTATTTCTTTTTCTTTTTGCTGCGTAGCGCTCACCTGAGCTTGAGCTAATTGAATGTTATATTCAAACTCAGTAGCCATCAATTCTTTTTTAATTTGAGCTTCTGTTTGCATTCTTTGCATTTCGAAATTAGATTTAGCCTGTTCTATTGCAACTTTTTCTGCCGTAAGTGCTTGTTGTTTTTGTACTTCAGCCATAGCCGCTTTTTCTGAAGATTCTGCATTCGCTTGAGCTTGTGCTTGAATGTTTTGTTGCACCAAAGCTTGCTCTCTTTCCTGCTTTTTCTTACGCTTCAATTTAAGCATTTGATTAGCTAACTTTAGGTTTCTTATGTCGTTAATATCAATAGCGTCTTCAATATCTATTTCTTTTGTTTGTAAAGCTATTTGAATATTTTTTTGCAACTCTGCTTTTTCCTCGTCATCTGGTTCCATCTCTAAGAATATACCAAAGTCATGCAGATTAAGCTTTTCAATTTCTTTTAACGTTTCTACATTGAAAGTAGATACGCTATTCATCAAAGAGTTCTTAGTTAGCGGGAAGTTTAAAACATCAGCAATCTTTAGTGATATATTTTCGCAGGTGCTTAATGCTAAATAAATACTAGCATCTTGAATATGTTTTGTAGCAGTGTTAGACGCATTAGCCGCCATTTTCTGTAAACCTACTAAAGCATTTGCATCAGGCATTCCTCCATCACGTGCTTCATTTAAACCGGTTACATCTCTAATCATTTGCATGTTATAGTTGTACGCGGTTATGAGCGCTTGTATTTTGCCTATACCACTTGATGATGATAATTCTTGAATAGGTACTTTACCTCTATTCATATCACCTTCTTGAGTAAGCGATCTACCTACAACGGAACCTGTTTGAAAATACATATTCAATGCTTCCGCTGGATTGTAATTTGTTCCGTTACCCAAATCTACTTCAGCTAAACCGTCCATATCTAAAAATATTCCATCAGGAACCATTCTAGATAACACTTGCTGTATTTTTAAATGAGTTAGTTGTATTACATCGGCGAAGCCTATACATTTGCTTATAAGCGATTGTATAACTCCTTTATACATTCTAGGTGCTGCTATTGAGTAACTCATTTCAACACGGGTTGTATCTGCCATAGGTCTTGTCATATTTTCAGACATTTCCCACTTAAGCATCATATCTGAGCCTACAACCTTAGCACCTTCATATAAAACTTCAATTGATCTTGATACTCTATCAAAGTTATCATTAGCAGGGGGATTAAAAGCATCAGTTTTTTCAATAGCTTTTTCTAATCCATTATCGGTTTTCTTTATTTTAAATACTTGATCTGTATAAGTTTTGTATTCAAAATACATTACCTGAACAGTATTGTAATCGTAGTTTTCAAAACCTCGTATAAGTCTACGGTTACCAGGTGATTTTTGAATTCTTTCTAATTCCTCATCAGAAATGTGAGGAAATTCTTTTTTAAGTTCGGGTATAGTTATTGATTTAACCTCGCCTACATAATATATATCATTGAAGTTAGGGTCTTCCGTGTAAGACCAAACGCAATACGCAGGATCAACATACTTAACTACGATTCCCTCCGCTGGATTAAAAGATGTTTTAGTTATACCTATTCCTATATTAACCAAATCCTGATTAACTCTTGCTTTAGTTAAATCAAATTCGTTAGTAGCTAATACAGTGTTAATCGCTTCTTCTTCTGCTATTTCTATAGCTTGCTTATAGCTTAGTTGCATGTGAAGATCTCTTTCTTCTAAAGTTTCAGGTAGTTCTCCGTTAGGTATTGCGGATTTTTTGTAAGACACATTGGTTAACTCAGATGCCATAGCTTGCTCTTTCTGAGTATTCATATCAAACAAAATATTTGAAGCATATTCTGTTCTTCTTTTTAACGATTCGGGGTCTTGCGCATACGATGTAATATCATATTGCTTTTGAGTAATCCCGTTTGCAACTATATTTGAAAACTTTGAAAGTATCGGTACAGGCTTCCAGTCTAAATTAAGATAAGATAAATCACCATTAATAGCTAGCTCGTCTTTATATTTCTGCACGCTTTGCTCTCCTCTGGCGTATAATCTTAAGTTATGAAAGTTATTCCAGTTAGAAGCATATCTATTAGAACCACTGCCGCCGTAATTAAACCATTCTTGTTCAATAGCTCTACTGACTTGAAGCCCGTATTCTAGCGTAGCTTTTTCAGCATCGCTTACTACTTGATCTGGAAATGGACTATTAGTATTTGTACTTACATTCATTTATTACATTATTTTTGAAGTGGTTCCCTCGTTATTGTATTTTTTAAAACCTAAGTTAATTTTCTTAACTGCTATAGCTCCCTTGGGACTGTACCTGTGTTTATTGCATGCCATTAAAGCTAGCCCGGAACTTATGGAAGCATCGTGTTTTGTTCGATTGTTTATATCAAACTTAGCCCAATCTTCTAATGTTCTTTGCAGATAAACGTCCCCGTATCCTTCTTTAGTTATGCCTACGAAATCCTCTATGTAAGTTTCAATAGCGGAAGCATGTGCCTGTTTTATATCTTCACTTGAATTTGGTATTCCACCAACCTCCCGTTCTGATAAAGATAATTTGTTATAAGTTTTATCTGGTCTATTAATACTAAATCCTCTGTATCCTCTTCGCTTTAAATAATAAAGCAATCTAGGTTTGTTGTTTTCACAAAGTATTGGCATACCATAAAACACGCAAGCCATTAATACATCTTCAAAAAACATTTCAGCTGTTGATGGCCTAGCTATATATTCCAAAAAGAAATGGTTAGGAGGTACATCCTCCATTGAGAACTTTGTTAATCCGTGTAGCGCGCCATTAGAACCCCCGCCGCCAACAACACCGCTAATATCATAGCTGTCACAACCAAATGCTCCCATGTGTTCATTTCCAGGATATTTGTTTCCATTCTTTATTATTATATTGTTTTGTATGCTTTGATCCGGAACCCAGGTTATATAAAACCTACCGTCTTTGTTAGGATAAAACATTACTTTTGTGTCTTTAATTCCGTTCTCCCATTGAAAGTTACCTCTGGTAACCATCGTATTGTTTTTTAATTCGTCATTATAATCTATCTGTTGATAGATCTTTGTTAAATTAAATAACGATTGCTTTGCTTCATCTCTAAAAGCATGTTGTTCTGTTCTTGGGAATTGTCTGTAGTATTCATTTAAAGCATCTGGATCGTCTTTCAATCCTTCAACTTCGTTTTCCCAATGTTGTATAACACCTTCTTCTATTATATCCCCTTGCGGGCCGATCGTTTCCTTTTTGGGAGTGTCAAATACAGGAAAACCATACTCATCAATAAAACCCTCATAATTCCATTCCATAGGAATAAAAAGTTTGTATAAGCCCGTTTTAGTTTGACCGTTCTTGTTTCTAGCCGATGCGTCTGATCCATTGTATAATTTTTTAAAATTTGCTCCTCCTTTGTCTAACGAGTTTGACGTTGAACCCATCATACACTTACCTACTATTCTACTACCTAATCTTAAACAAGTTTTTGTAACTCTCCAGTTGTTAAGTATGTTTGTCGGCTTCTCCCATTTACCGCTTTCATCGTGAACTAATAGTTTTAGCTTTTCACCATCATAACTGTTATCACCTGTATTTTTCCAATCAATAGTTGTATCTAATCCAGTAAGATCTTCAGCTACATTATTGTCATCTAATTTTCTTCTCGTAAATTTTGAAGCGGGTACTCTATACGCCAATTCTGTTTTTGGACGGTCCATCCCGTCTTGTATTGGTTTAAAAAAGAACGGATAATTGACCGAGATCGGAACAACCTTATCCGTAAACATTTTCTTCGCATCCGCTCCGGATTTAGATAATATACCGAATCTCGCGTCCGATGATATTGTAGCTTCGTTAACTGTTTCTCCCGACGACATGAACGAAAATCCAGAACGTCTATTCTTAAGGTAGCAAATTCCGTAGGATCTACTATCTGCTTTGCAAGCTTCCCAAAACAAATAGAACAATCTGTTTGATTCACGAAAGTCAGGTAATCCGACGTCAATTTTTGACCACTGCAAATACATGTAGTGAGTACCAGTAATATAAGTAGGTTTATCTTTGTTAATAAACCAATATCCTTTTTCTCTTCTTTCAAATTCAGCATCTATATAGGGGTGCCATTTTTCTTGAAAAGCATTTGGGTATTTTGCCCAATCAGCTTCACTCTTAATTTTACTTAATTCTTTTGGGTATTCTGTTGCTTTCCATTTGTTATCACCGAGATCTTTTGGATCTTCAGCTTTTGGTAAAGCAATATGCAAATCACCTATAAGATATATTTCACCTATCTTGCCGGTCTTGCTTATTACAACAAGATCGTATTCTTTGTCGTAGCCGTAAACCCATTTAGCATAACGATTCTTTTTTTTAATCGTGTGAGGCTTTATATAATCTTTAACTACTTTGTATAATTGTTGTTCGTATGCCATTATTTAGATCTCCCCTCTGCAAAGCCTTTAAATACTGGTTTATTAGAATCAACGTTAGCTTCGTTAATCATATTCTCCTCTTCTTGAATTCTATTAAGAATTTCAAACGCATCGAATATGCAAAGCTTTTTAGTAGCGGCAGCATTTTTAAGTCTGTCAGCTGATATATCTTCTTCTGAGTCAACGATCTTTTCTTTTGCTACCTTTACTAATTCTTTAATTGCTTCTCGCCCAGCGGCTATTATATTCTTCTTCGTTTCTATCGAGTTCATACTTTATAACAATATCATTTGATTTCATACAGTACATAACTTGATTATCTATAACAAATTCCCATTCGCTATTAGGTGTAAATCCAATTATGTCTCCTGGATTGATTCCAGACTCCTTTAAGGAGTTATTACCTATTTTTAGTATACCAATAAGATCTGCAGTTTTTTGACTGCTTAAAAGGTCTTTATTTTTAACGGGAGCAACAAAGCACCTATCTCCAAATGAATTCCAAGACTTATCTTTTTTATACAAATATATTTGATCTATAGCGCACATAAAAAGATCATCTTTTAAGAATGACCTACTGTTCTTTTTAATTCCTTTCATGTCATAGAATACTCTGAACACATTATGATGCACGACTATTAAGTCACCTTTTTTTATAGGTGTTGCAAATGCTGCAGGTGTTTCCACTACCTCAGCTATGTTGTTAACGTGTTTAAAACTTTCTATAGAGCTATTTGTTATAAGGGTTTGCTCTCCAACCTTAACTTCATTATCATATCTCTTGCCTACTGGTCGTATGATAAAATCATATATGCTCCTCATTAATACTCCAAGTCATACTCAACGGATATTGCCATGTTAGAATTAAACTTCTTCCATGGCATTACCTCGTCTACTTTTTTTATAAATATATTATAAGAATTATCAGACTCTTCAAATATTATATGAGAAATTTCGTGACCGCCGTAAACTGTTTGTTTAACAGAATAGTGCATGGCTTCGTTTTTATAGTCTGCCCCGATACTGATTTTTCTTATAATATTATCCATAATATTATTCCTTGTTTTCTACTACAACTGGTTCGTACGTTCCATCAAGTAAATTAATGTTGATAGGTCCATACTTTTCTTCAATAGCTTTTTTAGCTTCATCCATTTCATTTTCAAGCATATTAACTTGATAAATAGCTTTTGCTTTCTGAACTTCCATCCCACCTATACTGTTACAGTATTGTTGCAGTTCGGTCTGTAAACGCTTAACGTTTTCTAGTTCTTCTGTTGTAATTGATTTAACTGTTGGTTGTTCCATTGTTTTTACTTCACTCATAATTAATTTAATTTAATTGTTATTATTTACTTATTTATTCGCCATCTTCTCGTGGCGGTACTTCTGAATTTCTTGGCCATCCATAAAATGAATGTGCTGATGTCTCTCCTGGGTAAACTTCGTACTCTCCAAAATCTAAAGTAGCACTACTCATTACATCATAAGCCCATCCCGGGAAGTAAACTGGTGGTGTTAATTCATTTCCTTCTGGATCATAAGTAGCTGGTATTTCTACAACCTTACCAACGTTAACAACTGCTACCGTTCCGTTGATGTATTGCATAGATGTAACACCTTCTTCTGTTACTTCTTCCCAAACACCTTGGTCAATCATAAAGATTTTACCTTGCTCTTCAGTATCGAATACTGTTTTGTATATATTCATCATATTATATTGTTGTTAAATCTTGTAATTCTACGTCTGATAATGCTTTTGGATAATATTTTAAACCTTTAGTGTTACCGAAGAAATCTCCTACATTATAATTGTTAAAACTTAAATCTGTTAAAGTATTTGCTGAAAAAGTACCACCACTTAATTGCGAATGTACTTTTACTCCATTTATGAAAGTAGCAAAATTGTTATCTTGGTATCTTATAGCAATCTTGTTAAAATCAGTAATGATGTTATTTGTATTTATATGAGCATATATAAGCGAACCCCCTACATTAACTCGTGTATATATCCAATTACTGTTTTGAGAGTTAAGCCTTATCATAACATAGTCTAATGG